GGTGTCGAAACTTTGGTTTTTGCATCGGATACGGGGACATACATTGTACCACGGAATTGATATGGACATTATGGAGGTTATGGACGTGTTTTCTAAGGCAAACAAAAAAACTGGAGGTAAACGAATGAAACAGAACACCCATGATCAGGTCATACGACTGAGCACGTTGGCCCGGGCCCTCAAGACCACTATCGACCGAGCCCAGGAGCCCGGCGGGGACGACCTCGCAGAATTTGCAACCGCAGAATGCCTGATTGAGACGATCATCGGCAACCTGGCAACGCTCGCAGAAGAAACGGAACAGATGTAACAAAACAGGAGAAACCACAATGCAGAAAGACATCCACAACGAACTCAACAAATTCATCTATGGTCTCAACAAAGCACAAATCGACATCCTTGAGGCATCTCTTGACGCAAGAAAAGCAGCGGACAGTGAAGACGTGGACCTCCTAACGAGTACACTGGTACAGGTCAGCAATAAAATATCATGCGCAAACGACTTGATTGAGGCCCGGAAACTTCTTTTTGAACGAGCTTTCAAAGAAGATTACGAGGCGTAGCAATGAGCGAAGCAATCCCCACCCCGTCCCCCAGGCAGGCCCCGCTGGATCAATCCCCGTCCATCGGGAAATTGGCGGCGGCCCTGTCAAAGGCCCAAGGGCAGATGTCCACGGCGAAGAAAGACAGCGCAAATCCTTTCTTCAAGTCCAGCTACGCGGATCTTGCCGCATGTTGGGAAGCATGCAGGACACCCCTGTCCTCAAATGGTCTGGCTATCATTCAGACCACCCGGCACACCCAGACAGGTGACGTGCAGGTCATCTCCACCCTGGCCCATGCCGAGTCCGGCGAATGGATCAAGGGCGTTCTGACTATCAAGCCGGTGAAGGCAGATCCCCAGGGAATCGGAAGCGCTCTCACCTATGCGCGGCGATATGCACTGTGTGCAATGGTGGGGATTGCTCCGGATGACGACGACGATGGAGAAGCAGCCATGGGCAGGCCACAGACCACCCAGGCCCCCATGCAGCAGCAGCCACCCCGACAGGCCCCCCAGGGACAACCCCAGGGCGGCGATATGGCCACCGAAAAACAGATCAAGGCAATTCATGCGATATGCGGCAAGAAGCAGGTGGACCCTCACGCCTTTGCATCACAAACACTTGGACGGGAGATCGGCAGCTTGAAAGAGATCTCCAAACGGGAAGCCGGGCAGATCATCGATGCCTTGAATGGTTCCCAGGCCCAGGGGCCGCAATATCAAGAAGACGCACCCTTTTAGTGGAGGACCGACCATGAGTGAGATCGAAACCCTTCAACAGCGGATCGAGGAGATCCGGCGAAGTGAATTGCCGGAACTCGTGGAACCATTCCCGGATCAGGTCGGGAGATCATTCAGGATGTCCTTGAACAGGCTTTGCACGGACAGCCTGGAACTTCTCAAGGATCACCTGCACAGGAAGCAGAACCGGCCCCTGGTCAACCGCATGTCCACCCGTACAACCGAACAGCTCAAGACCGAGCTCGAAGGGATGAAGGGAGTGGACATCCACGCCGACCGAGTAACCCGGTTCGGCCCCGGGCAGGATCGCAGGCAAGCCGACCGTGCACCCAGGAAACGGGCAATCCTGGCCGAACTCAAACGGCGGGGGATCGAGGCATGATCAAGCCCACCGCCTGGATAGGCATTGACCCTGGAAAGACCGGCGCGGCAGCCCTCATTCACGACGAAGGGCAGGAGCTTCTTGACTGGCCCGGAAGTCCTGCCCTGGTCGTGGACCAGCTCACCGACTGGAAGTTTGACTTCAATGTCCAGCTTGCGGCCCTGGAAAGCGTCCATGCCATGCCCAAGCAGGGAGTGACCAGCGTGTTTCACTTTGGACAGAACTTCGGAACCTGGCAGGGTATCCTTGCAGCCCTTGGAATCCCCTTCCTCATGCCCAGGCCCCGGGAGTGGCAGAAAGGCCTTGTCCGACCGAGTGACGGACCAGACACCAAGAGCAGATCCCTTGCCGTGGCCCGGCGGCTATTCCCAGATGCACCCCTGACCCGCAAGAAGGACCATAACAGAGCAGATGCCCTGCTCTTGGCCTGGTGGTCACGCAAACAATAGGAGATCCACTATGCTATTGACAAGAATAAATGAAGCCGAGGCAGAAGCCCGGCGCTTCTTGGATCGTGTGAAGGCCCTCAAGGATTCATGTGGAAACAATGAGTATGCTATCAGCTACGGCAGCAAAGAGACCGGCGCGGTTCGCCGGGCATCTATGGATCTGACCCGGGCACTTGCGGAGATGAGGCGGTCATGAGCGATTGGACCAGCATCTATGACGGGATCAGGGTTGATCGAGTGACAGGTGAAGCCCTGTATCGAGGCAGATGGTACCCGGATTTTTCCCATGCACTGGGTGCACGGCGGGAATATTTGCAGGCCCGTGACCGCCACCTCGAAGACGAGATGGACCGGCAAAGGGATGAAGGGGACGAACCCGGGATGGATGATTGAGCGTATGCAGATCGTTACACGAAATCGAAAAGCGTATGCAGGGAGAAGCGGTCAAAAGGCCGTGGGTCCTTACTGGCCGCCATTTCGCAGGGGTCGCCCTCAGCCCGGTATTTTTCTATGCAACCTATTCAAAACCCCGAGTAACACGAAAGGCGAATAATGGAGCATGAACGACACCTAACCCGGCAGGAACTTCTGGACACCCTCCAGATAGGGTACCCGCTTTTCCGGAAGCTCCGGAACCAGGGCGGCCCCGATCCCGTGGGGTCTGGGAAAAATGCGACCTGGCCCCTTTACGCATGGTGCGAGTGGTTGGTCAATCGACGGTCCAGCGGCCCGAGATCCCGGGAGCTGGCAATCAGGGCGGCAGAGATCCTTCGAGATCGTGACGGCACCCTCGTTCCGGAAATCATCGAGCCAGTATCCAGAGAGACCGGCAACGATGAGATCGGTCTGGAAGCGGCCCTGGAACGTCTCCGGCAGGCAGAACAGGCCACCTTTGTCAAATGGCGGGAGAGCTTCAACCAAAACATGCGGGAATCTCCGGTTTTCTTCAAGGACTGGCAGACGGCCCTGGACCTCTTGAGGAAGGCTGAAAAGAATCTCACCGACCATCTCACACAGCAGAAGGACCTGCTCCCGGCCTTGGAGGTCAAAACATGGCTGGCCAGGAAGATCGAGGCCACCAAGTCAACCCTTTTGGACCTGCCCGGCAAGATAGCCCCTGAGCTCGAAGGCCTGCCCTGGCCGGAAATACAAAAACGACTGACTGAGGAAATTCGGGATGCACTTGGAAAGCTGCAAAACGCTGGATAAATGGTGGTCCGACAACTGGACCCCGCCTGCCTGCCTGAATCCCTGGCAATGGGCAGAAGGGCACCTGGAGCTTTCAGCCAGGGCAACCGCCTATCCCGGGAAATATCGGACCAGGCATACACCCTATATCAAGCGCCCCCTGGAGGACTTCCAGGACCCGGCAATACGGCGCATCACCCTTTGTTTTTCGGCGCAGTCAGCAAAAACAACGGCCCTTCTAGTTATGCTGGCCTATGCTATCGACCAGGACCCCGGCCCGGTCCTTTTGGTTCAAAGCAGTATGGATGCTGCTAGATCCTTTTCAAAAAACCGCCTGCAACCCTTGATCGAGGATTGCCCCTGTCTGGCCCGGCACAAGTCCGGGAACCGCTTTGATTTCAACTCCACGGAGATGATCCTGGACCGCTTGTCCATCTATCTCCAGGGCGCGGGGAGTCCTTCACAACTCGCATCGAGGCCCATCAAGTATTTGCTGGCCGACGAGGTGGACAAATGGCCGGATCAGTCCAAGCGGGAAGCGGACGCCTTGTCCCTGGCCCTTGAGCGCGTCAAATCCTATCGGTCTCACAAGATCATCCTGGCCAGCACCCCGACCATCGAGACGGCCCCGATATGGACGAATTTCAAGGCAGGGTCACAATGTCGTTTCTATGTCCCGTGTCCCCATTGCGGCAGCCTGTTTGTCATGTCCTGGCCCCTGCTGAAATGGACGAAATCCGACCACCTGGAAGAGGTGAAGGCCTCGGTCTATCTCGAATGTCCTCATTGCCAGGGACACATCACTGAGCGCGACAAGGCAGGCCTTCTTTCCAAGGGGGAATGGTTCGCAGAAAACGAAGATGCCCCGGCGAATCACCGTAGTTACCACCTGAATGAAATTTACTCCCCGTGGACCAGGTGGGGGGATCTCGTGGGCAAGTTCCTTCTGGCCAAAGCCGAGGCCAAGACCGGCGCGACAGGGAGCCTGCACAACTTCATCAACAGTTCCCTGGCCGAACCCTGGATTGAGGACGAGCACGTCAAGCGGCGCAGCGCTCACGACCTGCAAAGGCTTTGTGACAATCGGAAATCCGGCGAGATCCCGGACGATGGAGTCATTGCCCTGACCATGGGCGCGGACACCCAGGATGACGGGTTCTGGTATGTGGTCCGGGCATGGGGAAGGGATCTTGAATCCTGGTTGATCAGGGAAGGCTTTTGTCCGGATCTGGAGACTTTGCGGACCATTGCCAGCGAATCCCGCTACCTGGACAGCAAGGGCAATCAGTACGCGGTTTCTCGTGCATTTATCGATTCAGGCGGCCACCGTACCGGGGAAATCTACGAATTGGCCAGGAGACACCCCTTGTTCGTACCTATCAAGGGAGAGATCCGACTTGCCGGGCGGCCCTGGTCGGTCTCCGTTCTGGATAGCATCCCCGGGCGTGACGGCAAGAAATACCCCGTGCCCGGCGGTCTCCAGCTTATGCGGTTGGACGTGACGTACTTCAAGGACCTTTTGGCCGGGAAGCTGAATCTTGAACCAGGAAGCCCGGGCCGGTTTCGCCTTCATGCGGAAGTCTCCGGGGACTACCTGGCCCAGATGACAGCGGAATACAAAGACGAAAAAGGGCACTGGCAATGCCCAGGGCACAAAGCAAATCATTTATGGGATTGTGAAGTTTACTGTCTGGCAGCGGCAGACATCCAAGGAATCCGATTCATAAACAGGAGCGTGAACAATGAGCAAAAAAAACAGAAGCCCCAAAAAAAACGACGACCTTCAACAAAGTGGTGGTGACATTCCCCAGGGCAGGCCCCTTTCAGGCATGGATGAAATCGGGGAATATGTCCGGCGGTCCTCGGTCACGATCCTTGATTGGATTCGGAACATGGGATTCCCGGCCTCGAAGATCGGCGGGATCTGGGAGAGTGACACCTTTCTTATAGACCGGTGGAGACGAGAGCAGATCCAGGAACGTGTCAAGCAAAACAACACGAAATCAATAGTAAATTCAGCCTAGATCATCCCCAAATTTAGTAAATTACCAAAAAACCATAAAAGCCATGCTACACCCCGAGAAAACAGGAGTGCATTGCATGGCTTTTACTACTTGGACGGCCCTTCTTGCGGATCTGAAAAACGACATGGCATCCGGAATGTGGAGGATGAAGCGCTACCAAATCGACGACCGAGAAATGGAGTACCGTTCTTTTGCCGACTTCATGAGTTTTTTTCGTGAAGTGGAACACCGGGCCGCACTGGAGAACCAGAGCACAGCGGCCCCCTTTGCTAGGGCGTACGCTCGTGGGGGCTCAAAATGGTAGGCAAAACCATTGACCGCCTCATTGGACTATTCAGCCCCAAGGCCGAGCTTTCCCGCACCCTGGCCCGGCGCATGATCAACGGGGAACGCATGTACGCGGCGGCGAAATCCGGCAGGAAAACCGGCGCATGGTCCCCGGTCGAAAGCTCAGTCAACGACGAGATCCGGGTTTCGTCTCAGAAGGTCCGGGAGCGGGTCCGGCAGCTTGTACGAGATTTTCCGTATTTCGCTCATGCCGTTGACCAGCTTGTCAGCCTCACCGTTGGCCAGGGAATCAATTTTCAAAGCAAGGCAGATCCGGCGCTGAGGTCCCGCATCGAAGACGCCTGGAAACGCTGGTCCGAACAGGCCGACATCACAGGCCGGATGTCTTTCCCAGATCTCTGTCAACTTGCGGTTCGGCAGGAATGCGAGAACGGGGAGTTCTTCCTGGTCAAGCGGCAGTCCAAGGACCCCAAGCGGTTCCTGCCCTTTGCCCTGCAAGCAATCGAATCCGACCGCCTCACCGACCTGGCCACCTCACCGACGAACAAACAACACGAAATCGACCAGGGCGTGGAATACGACCCCGACACCGGCGTGACCGTGGCTTATTGGTTCGAGTCCGACACCAAGCCCCTACGCATCCCGGCAGAGCAGGTCATCCACGGCTTCAAGATGGTTCGTCCTGGCCAGCTTAGGGGAATCAGCCCCTTTGCCCCGGGCGTACTCGTTGCCCACGATATGGCCGAATATCTCGACGCCGAGCTTGAAGGCGCGAAAATGGCAGCCCGTTATCTGGCCTTCATCGAGGCCCCGGACATTGCAGCCTATCAGACAGCCCACGGAATCGGGGTGAATCCTGACTCTGGCCAGCGGGAAGACGAGCTTCAAAACGCTATTCTCGAATATTTACGACCCGGCGAAAAGGTGAACCTGGCCAGCCATAACAGGCCCGGGGATAACTTCGAGCCCTTTGTCAAGCTGGTACTCAGGATGCTTTCCGTGACCACCGGCGTTCCCTATGAACTTCTTTCCGGCGATTACACCGGGGTCAATTATTCGACGATGCGCGTATGTAGAAACGATCTTTCCCAGGCACTAAAGGTTCCCCAGGGGCGCATGATCAACCAGCTATGCAACCCGGTTTTTCACGAAGTTATGGATCAGGCCATGCTGACCGGCAAGCTCCAGATCCCCGGATACTGGACCGACCCCAGAAAATTTCAGGCCTGCAAATGGATTGTTCCCGGCATGGAGCCCATCGACCCGTTGAAGGAATCCAAGGCCCATGTGGACCAGCTCGACAGCCTGCTCAGGTCTCCCCAGGAGATCGCAGCGGCCCGAGGGCGCGACTATGAGGAAATTCTGGACGAGATCCAGCAGGCCGAAGAAATGTCCAAGAAACGCGGTCTCTCGCGTGGGCAGGTCAACACGGCCCTTGCCAGCAATCCGGCAACCATCGAGGATGAATGATGCCAAAGATCATAACACGAAAAATGCCATTGACCGGGAAGTCACCGGCCACCCTGGATGAAGAGAACCGGACCGTTGAAGCGGTCATGACCACCGAGCAGCCTGTCAGGGTTTTCGATTGGGAACACGGGGTCATCGATGAAGTCCTACTCATGAAGGGCGCGAAATATCCGGATCAGGCCCCCCTGCTCGACAATCACAACAGGTGGGACGGCGTGGAAAAGGTTCTGGGTTCTGTCTCAAAGATCCGGTTGGAAGACGAACGGATGGTGGGGACCGTTTCCTTTTCTCGGGTTCAATCCGGATATGACGCATACACCAAGACAGCCGAAGGACATCTCACTGACTTTTCCATCGGCTATATCGTGACCAAGGCGGTCTACGTACCCGAAGGGGAGCAGCAGACCATCGAAGGAAAAACATTTACCGGCCCGGTCAAGGTCTCGACAGAATGGGAGCTCAAGGAACTGAGCATCACCCCCATCGGCGCAGACGGCCAGGCCAAAGCACGGAGCTTTCAGGAGGTTCCTAACATGCCCAAACCTACAGACAACACCCCTCAAAATGAGGACCTTCTGGCCCAGGAACGGACCAGAGCGGATGCGATCATGAATCTTGGCGATCAGTTCGCCTGCCAGACCGAAGCCAGGGAAGCGATACGCTCCGGCCTGGCCGTTGCCGACTTCCAGTCCCAGGTCCTCGAAAAAATGGCCCAGGAACGAAAAGCCCCGGCAGCCCGTGTCGAAATGGGCGCGACCGATGAAGAGAAGTTCCGTGGAGCCGCAGAAGAAGCCCTTCTGGTTCGGGCGGGAATCTCCGACAAGCGAGAGGAAGCCGCAGACCTGGCCAGCCATACCTTGAGAGACATGGCCCGTGAATGCCTCATCCGATCCGGTCAACGTCCCCAGGGTTCCCCCCTGGCCATGATCGGACGTGCAATGACCAGCTCCGACTTTCCGAAGATCCTTGCGAACACCGCCAACAAGTCTTTGCTGGCTGGCTACGAGGGTGACGATAATTCATCCTGGAAGGTATGGTGCGGCACTGGGTCCATCTCCGACTTCAAGCAGCTTTCCATTATTCGCCCTTCTGAAATGTCCGACCTGGAAGAGGTCCTGGAAAACGGGGAATACAGCTACGGCGACCGTGACGAGACCCGGGAGCAGGTCAAGCTTGTCACGTACGGCAAGTTGTTCGCCATTACCCGGCAGGCGATCATCAATGACGATCTGGGAGCCCTGACCGACATTCCCCGTGCCCACGGTGAAGCAGCAGCTCGGAAGGTCGGTGATTGCGCGTATGCCGTCTTGAAAGGCAATGGGAACATGAGTGACGGAATCCCCTTGTTTCACGCCGACCACGGCAACCTTGCAGGCACCGGCGGCGCTCCGTCCATCTCCACCCTGGCCTCTGCTATCGCTGCAATGAAGATCCAGAAGGACATTGCCGGACTTCGGGTCCTCAATATCCGGCCCAGGTTCTTCATTGCTCCGGTTGCCCTGGAAGGATCGTGTGAGCAGCTTTTCAGGAGCACCCTGGAAGGCACCCAGGCCAGCCCGAACCAGATCAACCCCTATGCCGGAAACTACTTCCAGCGCGTCTATGATGCCCGTTTGGATGGTGACGATGCAAACGGTTGGTTCTTGGCAGGCCCCCGAGGAAAGACAGTGACCATGTTCTTCCTCAATGGCATCCAGAAGCCCTACCTTGAGACCAAGGACGGCTTTGAGGTGGACGCCGTTGAATACAAGGTCCGGATCGATTGCGCGGCAGCAGCCGTTGACTATCGAGCTTTGTACATGAACGACGGCGGCGCATAATCATGAATGTACCCCTCGATGTCTTGCGCAAGATCATAGCCCTTGCGCAGGACACGCCGGGGGTTGATTATTGCCCCAGGGACGGCGTGACCTGCCCGGCATGTGGGAATCAGTTATCAAAAACAAAGGGAATCTATGTGACCAAGCCATGGACCGGGGACGTTCGGGAACGCTACCACAAATGCCCCCATTGTGGCCTTCTGTTTAAGTCCATAGAATCCGTTTTGAAATAAATCACCGTCTGACCTGTACGGTGAAACAGGAGAGAGAAGACTACTACCTCCAGCCGCTTCTCTCTCCCATCTTCATGGTTTGACCCCCTGTTTCTTCCTCTGGCCGGGAAGCGGGGGGTCATTTTTTGTATGCTTAAAATCATTGACATTTTGATTGCTAACAACCTATCAAGAGTCCCGATCAGTCCTATTCGGAACCGGGTTTCATGGTAACAAAATTGGTGACAAAGGGTGTTTTCGAACAGAGAAAATATATAAAAAAGAATAGTTTAATGTGGTCTTTTCGAATCCCTAGCCCTCCGCCATATCATATCTGTAAATATACATCCCGCACCAGAAATGGGCGGGATTTTCTTTTTTCATCCCCCTTGTTTTTCTTGTTTCGTCATCTGTTTTTGTTTACAGGTA